AGGCTTTTTATCCAAGTAGGATTTAAGCTTTGTTATATTAATTTGTTTTGGCTTGTAGTGTTTCTTCATCAGTTTAAATTCCCTATAGTATTTCTTAAAGTATATCTATTACCTTGATTGTTAGGCCTTTCAAGATTCATATTATTATAATAATTATTATCAGAACTGTTTACATTTGCTCCTGTATTTGTGTTATATTCAGGAAATAACCCTGTATTATTACATAAATAATCTATTAACCTTTCACGATAATACGAACCAGTATTTAAAATTTCTTCTCTAAAACTTTGTGCTTCTTCTGTGCTTAAAGCGTTTCCAGTCTCAGATGTTTTGGAAAAAATATTTCCATTCTCTACTTTGTGTCTCAGATAATTAAAAGCGTGGTAAAGACTATATGAAGGAAGCATATCACCTATATATTCATCTAGTAAAATCTTGTAATTTTCATTACCTACATCTTCAACAGTGCCTGCTGTTATTAAAGCTTTAAGTTTATTATTAAGATTTGTGCCTAAAGCTGTTTCCACATAAATTTTTTGTGCTTCACGTACGAATGGGAGTAAAATGTCCACATCGACGTTAAGATTGATTGCAGTGCTATCTTTTAGCTTCGCTTCTGATATAAATAGTACATAGCTCATAATTATCTTGGTTCTAAAAATCCGTTATTTTTCATTCTCTTTGGTGCTTTTGCTACTAAGCCACTATTTCTTTTTAAAGTAAATCCTTCACTTATAGCTTTTACATCTGATATTATTTGACTGCTTTTAATATTAGACTTAGCATTTCTTAGTGATGTTTTGTAAACAATTCTTCTGAAGTAATGGTGACAATTTCCTCCTCCTTTGTAGAGCCAAATTGAGTAAGTTGCACTTCTTCCTTTTGGGCCCCATCCTTTATTTACAGGTTTTTTTGTTAAAGCTAATAAATCTTCCTTCCTATAAACTTTTTTAGAAGACATCATTAGTTTGCAAAACTCTCTAGTTTCGCCCTCTTGACTTAAAGCATTATCTTTAGTGTACATATATCTTACTTTGTAATAGTCATTATAAGATTTATTTACACCATCTTGTACACTTCTTGAATTAGGCCTTGCCGTTCCTGTTGATGCTAGTTCTGTTTTACCATTAGCAATATTATTAAGTTCTGCTTCAAAGTCAAAATCCTCGTGTTCATCATTTGCATTTTCTTCATCTACTATTTTCCAATCTTCAGGAATATCTTCACCAAAGTCAGCTATAAAACTTTCTAACTCAGTAAAATTACTTTCTGATTTATCACAATTACATTTTTTTAAGTCAGTAGCTTCTGAATGGTCTTTACAAGCCATATAAACAGTCCTGCCTTCGTATTCGTGTTCGTGATACCCTTCACACCCTAAAGTCTTTGCACTTGTTAAGGCTTCTTCTATGGTGTCAAAAACAGGCTTTCCGTCAATCATTCCTACTTTTGCAAACTCCTCTTTTATTTCAACAGATTCTTCTTCATTTAAAGGTGGTAAACCAATTTCTTCTCTTATTTCATCTTGCGTCATTACTTCCCTAATAGTCTTAGAATCAAATTGTATAGTTATTGGTTTAAGTTGTACAAACTGAACAGGCATATCCATATTATTAACTTGGAATATTTTGTGTAATACTTTTAAGATTTGCCCTTGGAACGGAGAAATTACAGTATTAAGATAAAAATTACTAGCGTTTGCTAGCTCGTCTGCATTGCTTGAGAACCCATTAGCACTATCCAAGCCCATAAGTGTCTTAGAAGTAACCCTATGCCCTGAGAGGATGTTACTAGTCAGAAGTTCTTGGAGTGCCAAGTACTGTTTGTCTAAATCTGATGGACTAATAGATGTTATTTCAGGTACTCTTGTTTTATCGTCTGAGAACGTCAAGACAAATTTTCCTGCGTTTTTTTCTGACGTGAATTTTTGTTCTAAGCTTTGTTCTATCTGATTTCTCTCCTCAGCGGTCGGAATTCCATTTGCGAAGCTAATCATAAACGAACCTGTAAATCCGTTAGATATGTTATTGAGATGGAACTCTGAAACTTTAGAATCAATCAAAGCCCAGTTATTACAAGAAATGTAATCACTTGTAAAATATGAATTCATATTAGGACTGTAAAGACCTGTATATAATATTTGATTTGGTGAAGTTCTATCGTTTACATTAAAGGCTGGAACTCTGTAAGGTTTGTTCGTTCTTGTATTTGCCCAATCGCCTGATACATAATAACCTCTAGTCTTGCCAAATTCATCAGGACGCTCGCAGCGAATTTTTTCGACTGGAATGTGATAAATCTCAGCTATCTGTGTTCTGTCTTTTGACCAAACTATGTTAAGAGCAAAAGCTCCTTGAAGCTTAAAGTCAAATGCTACCTTTTTTAAGACCTCGTGTAGTGTTTCATTTCCGTTTGCGTTATTCATAAAGTTCTGAAGCTTAACTCTTGCTTCTTCATCTCTATCATCTTCATCTGAAATAACTAGGTCTTCAGCACTAATCATTTCAGCCGTTGCGTTCACAATCGCAGCCGTTATTGAACTAGAATAGTAAAGGTCAATTAAGAACTGTGGGTAGAGGTTTCTCCATTGCCCATTAGCATCTCCGTATTCAATCCAATCTTTTCCCCTAACCTCTTGTACTCTGGGACTTGTTGAAGTGCTTAAATCTACTGAAATTATTTTATCCATTTTATAAGTTTGAAAGTCTTTCGTTTATTAAATCTGTTAATGCTTGTGAAGTAGAATCATATATTTGTAATTCAAATAAACTACCATCAAAATTATCTGCTATTTGTTGTTGAGCACCTAAAGTACCATATTCAACAGAACCACTGATTGTTACACAATTTTGTGCTACTCCATTTACAGTCAAACATATTAAATTGGATGAATCTCTTGTAATAACTACATAAGCATCATTCCAATTCCCTGTAGTTGTATTTAGAATAGCTCCTAACCCTGCCGAATTTGCTGCAGTTAGTGAATCAATATCTGATAATTTTACTGCTGTATTAAGAACAGCTCCTGTTGTATCAGTTAATATATGTCCGTTATAAGTTTTAGCCTTTATTTTAAATGCTACAGTAAATTCATTATCTATTTTAATATCTACTCCTGCTTTTAAAAAGTCAAGAGCATCAAAAACAACTCCACCTGTACTTGCTGTGTATGAAGGCATTTTTGATTTTGTACTTTGTAACATATTAAAAGTATTTACAGAACTATCTATCCATTCACTTACATTACCACTACTATCTAAAGTAATTCCAACTTTGTTTTTATACCAAGCAATCATAGAATCTTCATCAGCAGGATTCCATACATCAATATCTTGACCATACCATACATAATTAGGACTATTTGGTGATTCGTGCTGGTCGTATTGTACTTGCTCTGTTCCTAATTTCTCAGTTAAGTTTAAGATACCTTTAGTTACAAGTCCTTTTACTATTCCATTAGTATTTAATACAGGTAATATATCAGTTTCAGTTGCAGGAGCATTACCAAAAGCAACTACAGGCGTTTCTAACCATACTACTTCATAGACTTCATATTTCCAATGTCCTGAAGGTAAAAGATTGACTTTTCCAGTATATCTATCTGGAACTACATTGTAAATGAAAGTCATTGTAGTATATCTTGGTAATATACCTTTACCCATTGACGGATAACAATATTCTATATCACCATTCATATCATTAATTAACTTAACTAGAAATCTAATTTTAGAAGTCGCTGCTGCTGTATCTATTCTGTTATCTTCTGTACTCAGATAAGCTGTAATGTTAGATTCTGTAAATCCTTGTATCATACTATATAATAGAAAAAAGTAGTTTTTGTTTGGAATAAAGAAAAAGGGTATCAATTAAGATACCCCATTCAAAATTATAATAAAACAGATAAGAATTTTATGATGTTATTATATCACCGAAGTTAAATCCTGCATTAGTGAAAGGACCTGTTGCTATTGGATAGTCAGCTACCATTGGGAAAGGTTCTGCTTCCATACCGTCAAAGGTTAATGTATAGCCTCCTCTATCTCCCCAGGCAGCCCCAGAATCCATAGTTCCTGCATTAAGTTCCATTCCATTAGTTACTCCTAAAGCAACTATAACATCAGTTCCACTTGGTAATGTTGCATTTAATTGAGCAAAACATACAAGTTTTGTCGCTGATAATAATTTAATTTGATTTTGGTCTTGAACAGTAAGTCTGTTAAGAATTACAGTTAAAGATGGAGTGAAATAAATACTGCCATTTTCACGAGAACCAACGATTGTATCTGTAAGACTAGCTACACCTAAAGGCATAGTATATCTGTATAAGTCATTAGTACCCATTTCTAAGTCAGTTACTTCTCCATTTGTTACTGGAAGTCCAGTAGTTTCTATTGGTGCTGTAAATTGGTCGTAAACTCCAAAATAAACAAATTTAATTCCTCCACTGATTCTATTACAGTCAAGTCCCCTTCCGTGTGTTATTAAGCCGCAAGCCATAATTTTTTATTTTTTAGTGGTTAAAAAGATGGAGGGCTTTGACACCCTCCTTCTCCGTTTTTATTTATTTATTAAGAACCAAGTACTACGTCAGCTCCGATACCTACTTGAACACCTCCAGAATAACGAGCTAATAATCTAATATTACTACTTCCGTCAATTTGAGATAAATCGAGCAGATTTATGGTTGCTGCATCTGAAATTAAATCCGTCCCAAAAAATAAGTTGCTTCTTTCTGCTGCAACTAATTGGTCATCTAACATTCCATTACATACAGCTAATTTAATTCCGTTAAACATTGGAACAAAAGTATCTCCCATATTGTATAATTGTTGGTAACCAGCTGCTGCTTGTACCCCTAAGTATATTCTGTAAGTTTTTGGGCTCATATAGATATGTAAGTCTTCTTTCATATAAACTGCTGAAGGGATAGCTGCTGCTACTGCATCTAAATTTGCAATGATATTTGCTGCATCAAAAGCTGTTCCTGCACCACCTTGATTAGCTACATCTACTACAGTATTTCCTGCTTGTACTAATCTACCAACTGCACCAGCTGTATTAAATCCTGTGAATTGTCCTCCAGTTAAATCATTACCACCCCATATAGAAGCTTCTGTAGCATCTGCAATAATCTCACCAATATAAGAAATTACATAGTCATCAAAAGATGCTGGTGGTGGAGCTCCTGCTCCTGCTCTCATTTGTAAAGCTTCCCAACTTTTTAAGAGCTTTTGAGCACATAAATCACTCTGTACCATTAGATTTTTTGGCTCAAGAATAGCCTCAGTCATTGTAAGCGTTCCTGCTAAGTTTACATTACACGTAGCGTCCTGTACCATTGCTGCCGCATCCATTTTTTGGATATTGCTACGATATTTTATATTTTCTATCATTGTCAAGTACTCCATTGAGTTTGCTTGACGAAGTGCTGCACTGATGTAGAATCCTGCTGCCTTCCCTGCGTAATTTGATGTTACTGCTAAAGCCATAATTTTTTTTGTTTTTAGTTATTTTAGTTATATAAGTTGTATAAGTATTTTTCTTTTTTTGTCATTTTAGATAATTCTTTTTTAGATAAAGAAACCTTAGTAGTTTCAGAACTAAATTTATTTGTATCTAAAGGTGCTGATGCAGGAGCTTCTGCTAACTCAGTTTTTAATTTTTTATTTTCAGCTTTTAACTTTTTTAATTCATCTTCAGCTGAGAATTCAACTACTTCTGTAGTCTTAATAGATTTTGGGTTTGTAGAAGGCTCAATAACTTCTTCAGCCATTTCTTCAACCTCATCATCACCACCATCTTTATCTCTTTTAAGGTCAGCTACTGCATCAATTAAATTATTTACCTTATCTTTTAATTCCTCATAAGATAAAGCCCAGTCAGCTTTTTCAGCAGCAGTTTCAGGAAAAGCAAAGTTTACAGATTCAGATAATTCTTCTTCTTCAACTACTTCTTCAGTTTCAGTTTCCATAACCTCAGCTACGATACCTTCTTCTTCTACTCTAAAAGTAACTCCAGTATCAGTCTTGTAAGTTCCAACAGGTAATAAGATAGTAGTTCCGTCTTCAGTTAAAACGCTTATATCCACCCCTGCTTCTAATTCTTCAGCAGTTGAAACGAAAATAGTTCCGTCCTCTGATTTTGCTTGGTAAGCAAAGTTAACTTCTTCGCCTTTATCAAGACCAAGTGCTACTAATATTTGTTCTTTTAAATCCATTTTTTGTTTTTTAGGTTCTATATATAATAGAAAGGTTAGTTACTTGTTTGATTTTGTAATTATTTCGTTTAGTGCTTTTAGTATTTCTTCGTTAGTTGGTTCTGATTTTTGCATAGCTTCATACTTTGAAGTAAAAAATCCTTCTATTGAAAGCCCTCGAATATCACCTGATTTCACCTTATTCCAAAGCTCATCATTTGTTATGGACATTTTGACCATCCAAGTTCCTGAAGGTAAATTATAACCATAAAGACTAGACTTATCTAATTTAGGGTCTTCTATTATCCAAGATTCAACAGTTAGAACACCTGAAACTCTGTCTTGGTGTTGATATGTAGCTTTGTGGTGATTGTTATTTTTTAAGTAACTATAAGCACATTTCTTAACTGTATCTTTACTAAAATACACATAGTAGTCAGAATCCGTATCAGCATCATACCTATAGATATTTTTATCAGGTATTAAGGCAGGAGAAATTATTTCTCTTTTTTCAGAATCTATCTTTGCTAAAGTTAAGTTGTTTTTAGCCTTACTCATATAGACCATATTTTCTTCTATGGCAGGAGCTGACACAAGACTTATAGCATCTATTGCTAAAGATTCATTTGATTCATCGATAACAAGCTCAACTATAGATGTAGTCTTTTCTTCTTCATAGTAGTCTTTATTGTCTGCTTGACATTCAGCTATAGAATCATACTTACAGCTTCCTGTCTTTCCCCATTTAAATTTTCCGTCTGAACATTCTTCGCAAGGCATAGTATAGTCTTTTTTATATAATAGAAATTAAGTTAGTTTATTTGATTTTAGATTGTAGCTCTACGTCTTATGTTAGCAAGTTGGTTTTGACTAGAAGTCATTTCATCTGTAACTACGAAAGCTTTTATAGGTTCAGCTTCTGCTGCTCCAGTAAGGTCAAAAGAACCTGACATCATTTGTGGTGATGGTGTTGCTGCTGCTGCACCACCTCCTCCTCCTCCTCCTCCTCCTCCTGCACTAGGTTTCCCACCACTTGCAATCTTAGAAATATTCATAGCAGAAAAAACACCTGCTGCTGTTGCCATAGCAATAGGGTATGCACCTGCTGTGGCTACTGTCAAAGCAACGTTTGCGTTTGCTGCTGTAAAAGCATTTTGAACCCCTTGAACACCTGAGATAGTTGCTTGTGCAATTGCTGCTGCTTTTCCGATTGCTGTTCCTTCTCCTGCAATATCCATTATTACACCAAGACTTTGTGTTGCCATATCTTGTTGAAAGTTTCTAAGGTCAAATTCTAGTTTCTTTTTATCATCAGCAGCTTTTTTATCAGCAGCAGCATTTAATTCTCTACTTTTTTGTTGTTCTTCATTCCACTTATCATTTGCTTTAATCTTAGCTTCAAATTCATCTTCTATTGCTTTTAATTTTATTGCTTCTTCTGCTAGTTTTTCATCATTTATAGCTTTTTGTTCTGCTCTTATTTCATTTTCTAAAGCATTGACTTCAGTAACTACTCTACGTCTCATTTTAATAGAAGCCGTTTCAGTTTCTATTAATGCAACTTTTAATTGAGCAAGTCTCGCTTCATCTTCAGCCGAGTTTTCACTTAATGCCATTTCTTCTTGTTGTATAGCTACACGTTCTTTTGCAAGTTCTATTTCTTGTCTTGTAGTTTTAGCTTCAAGCTCTAAAGCCTTTTTCAAATTATTTAGTCTTTCTTCTGCTGTTTTTGTTTCATCTTCTGCAATTAATCTAGCTCTTTCAATTTCTTGTCGAGTAGCTGCTTTTTGAACCATAAAATCGTTATCAGCATCTCTAAGTTCTTGTGTTCTTCTCTTTAGATTTACCATAGCAGTTACTTCTTTATTTATTTCTTCAGTAATACCTGTAAAAGTGCCAGCTAAAATTTCCCCTGCTTTTGTAAATTCACCTGAAAAAACAAAGGTAAGTGCTTCTCCTACACTGCTAAGTCTATCTATCAAAACGTCGACAGTAGCTCCCATAGCAGTAAAAGCTAAACTTAATTGGTCTGCACCTCTTTTAGTATTAGTAAAAAATGAAGCTAAACTTGCAAATGCTATTAAAAGTAGACCAATTCCTGTTGAAGCAATACCAGCTTTTATAGTTCCAAACATTGCTTTTGCTGTTCTACCAGCTGAAGAAAATCCAGCTTTAACACCATTTAAAGAAACACCCATAACTTTAAATTCACCAGCTGCTGACTTAGCATCTTTTCCTACTTCTCCTATATTAGATTTTACATTAAATGTAGCAGTTTCTGTTGTGTTTGCCATAATTTTATTTTATAAAGTTACTCCTGTTTTTATTTGTGTAATGTTTACGTTACAATTCCATTCTAAAGTCATATTTGTAGCTCCTCTAACTGTTAAAAGAAAATCACCATCTGCTGAAGTAGAAGCTAATATTCTCCACCCTGTGATAGTACCTGAAGTTTTTATTGTGTCACGTTCTCTTTGTATTGATAATGTGCCTGACTTATTTATAACAACTCCTCGTTCTACATAACTAGCATAATCACCTACATTTCCTAATTCATTAGAACCTCCAACCCTAACAACTAAAGTATCAGCGTGAAAATATATTATTGAGTTATTAGGCACTTTAAAAAATGCACCGACTTCATTATTTACAAAACTTGATTGAGTAGAATTATTTGTTGTTTGTCTTCCATACTGTAGTTGAATTGCTTGACGTTCTCCTAAATTATCACCTCCTGCATTTCCTCCATATACCCTAGAACCTGATGTAGTTGCTTCAGCTAAATTACCACCTACTATTGCATTGTTTACTCTAAAATCTATTTGATTATTAGAACCTGTAATAATATTATTTCTAGCTTCTCCAATTACACTATTATTTTCACCAATTATCAGAGAGTTTTTTGTTCCAGTACCTGTAACATTTAAAGGGCCGTACGTTTTATTATTTATGTTATTAAATGTACTTTCAAGATTTGTGTTTACTGTAAAAGCAGTACAAGTGCCTAATAACTTATTGTATGTATATCCATAAGCTTCACATTGAACTTGATTAGGAGCAACTGGAATAGCATTTCCATCATCATCATCCCCTGCTGTAAAAGTTACTTTCCCAAAGCTTGTAATAGATAATGGTTTTACATTAAATCCTGTCTTATAAGGTACTGTTCTTATTATATCTGCCATTAAATTATTAGTATAAATTCTACTTTTGAAAGTTCATTTGGATTATATTGAATTTTATTTACTCTAAATTTTCTATTTTTTAAGAATACAAAATCTGAGAATGAAAACGTATTTATATCTGCTGCTGTTAGATTAACTTTTATACTCATTATTCTAGTGTCAGGATTATATAATTGATTAAAATAATTTTGCCAATAATTAAAAAACAAATTATTTACACAAGGATTTCCTACATTACCAATTAATTGCCAGTCTTCAAAATTAAAAGTTGTTGTAGTTGCCGAATTAGTAGGTATTGTTGTTAAATGACTAAATTGTAAATAAGTATCTAATCCATTTTCTGCACTACCCGCATTTTGTGCTGGTACAAAATAAGGAAATTGTGTAGTCTTTTTTCCATTGTTATATAGAATCCTAGGACTATTTTCAAAAGATTCACAAACACCTTCTGAATCCATTGCGTAAATGGCAGGAGTAATTATATCTGTCCAAGCAGCATCTAAAGACTTTATTACACTAGATGCAAATGGTTCTGCTATTATTTCTTTGATACCTTTTAAGATATTAAATTCATCAGTTGCATCACTTTCGTAACTTCCATACTGTCTGCCTACTGCGTGTTTATATACTTCTGCTGTATAGTCATCTTCATCTTCTACAAACCTAAATAATGTATTTCTATTTAATTCAGTTAATGGAGTTAATTTCATTTCTGAAACATCAATTTTTTCAGTCCAGTTTAATTCTTTACTTTCAGGATTATTTACAAATATATCATCATAAGGTTCTATTATTATATTATTAGGATTATTTGGGTCTACCACGCTTACCAAATTAAACATAGTAATAAGTCCTTTAAAAAATTCCCATTGTCCAAGGTCACCTCTTGAATTATCTAAAAGAGTATCTACTTGTGATGCACCATTATCGTATTCAAATTTAATAAATGATAAAGGAGTTATTAAATGATTTAATTGAATTTGATTTTGTGTTACAATACTTGCTCCAGTTGTTATATAGTCTCCAGTTTGCATTACACATTCAAAAGTTCCTTCCATTACTTTATTATCTTCATCAGGAATTACAGCATAATCTATATCAAATAATTCTAAAACAACACCAGCACTATTATGATGAGCTATCCTTAATTCATTTGCCCTAGGAGAACCACTATCATTACTTAAAACTAATCTGTATTCACCTGAAACTTCTAAATTATTTACGTCTGAAACAAATCTATAAAGAGTATTATCCCATAAAGAATTGTCCGTTGGGGGTACAGTATTATTTATAGGTAAAGATTCAAA